TTGGATATGCTCATCATTTTCAGCTGGAGCTTTGAGCCGAATTATAATACTCTGAGCTTTCTTGGGGTCCATCATTTTTTCATGCGTCAGATGCTTGAAAAACGCCTTCTCATTGGCTGGCTTTAGACCTTTGCCATAATAGGTTTTAGAGGGAGCATGGTAAGCATATTCACCTTGAGGGTCTTGAAATGCTTTATGATTCTTCCATTTATTATAGAGGGTTTGCGCACCAAGAACCAACGCGCCTCCAGCCAAACCAAGGAGAGGATGCGCCTCGTCTAATCGCTGTTTTTGTCTGACTGTCTTTATGACAATCTTAGAAACTGTCATTATTGACCTTTCTTGGTCCTAGCATTTTGAAACATCTTTCCACGACTGCGATTATTTTCCCATTTCTTTCTGTTCCAAAACATAGTTCTAGAACTTGGAGGAACGGCTCTTGGATCGTTTTTATAGTGATCTTGATGAGGTAGGTCTGAATCGGCGGTGTCTGCCCCAATTTCCCAAGCTTTATGTAGCTCATCCCATCTATTAATATGTCCACCACGGGCAAGATAATAATCTACTCCATTATATTGGCGTCCTTTATCATCACGCACAATTTCAGGCTGTTGCTGAATAACTTTTGGTTCAGGCATCGGAGGAAGTGGTGGCATCGGAGGCGGTCTTTTTTGGGCCTCTCTACCTGTTTTTTCTCTTGGAATCAAAGTGCCTGGAGAAGGTGTAGCACTAATATTTCCTCCAGCTAGGCGCTTTCTAGCTCTTGCCAGGGTTTTAGTTTCTTGTGGTTTTGTTTCAACAGGCGTGAATGTTGTTGCTGATGGTGGCGCTTTCACAAGAGCTTTAGCAATAAATGCACGTTCCTTGGCCGTTAGTTTAGTTGGCTTTGGTGGCGGCGTTGGTTTTGGAGCTAGTGTTTTTGCAGCTTTAGTTTTACCCTTTGCCTTTGGTTTCTTAGGTTTCGCTTGGGGGGCTGGTTTCTTTTTCTTAGTCGCAGCAAGTGCTTCTCTTTGAGATTTGACTTGAGCGCGAATGGCTTCAAGCTCGGCTTTGTGTTTCGCAGCAACAGCGGCTCGCTCTTGGCGTCTTACTTTTGCATGATACTGCTTTACACTGTCCCATTTTTTACGCTCTTGCACTGCGGTTTTCAAAGTTCTGGCAAGAGTATAAGGATGAAGAGTGCTCGCCGCAGCTTCAAATTCTCTTAGTTTTGGTTTTTTCTTACCACCCATAATATGCTTATGAATAATTTCTTTAGCATTAGTGGGCTTATTCTGTTTTGTACGTCTGGCACGTTCTGCACGGGCTTGCTGGCCAATTGAGTCCTTGCGTCTGGCTAGCTGTCCAAGCGTTCTTGCTGGTGTTCTTGCATTGACCACATAATTCTTTGCGGCTTCATCCAAACTCTCTTGTTGAGAAGCACGTTTGGCAGCAAAAAGTGGCGCATAATGCTCAACATATTTGTGCATAAATGAATTGAGATGAGGACCACCCTCTTGAGTAACATTATTAGGTTGCCAACCCTGACGATGCATTTCAACATTAGCAAGGGTAGCAGCATGTCTTAGAGTTGGAGGAATGTCATGAACACCATCATGTAGATTATTTGAGTTCATTCTTTGATGCATTCTATTGACATGGTTCATCAGATGAGGAACATCACGCCAACGTCTTGCAGTTGAGTGTTGTTTTACTACTGGAGCAGATGCTTTTTGATCTACATGAAAAAATCGGCTACGTCTTATATCTCTAGCTTCAGCAATTCGTCTTATTAACGTTCGCGCCGCACTTGATTGATCCTTGTTTGAGGTGTCATCAATTGTTGGTTCTAAGTTTATAAAAGATTGTTGTTTCACTTGTCGCCTTTTTTTTGCCTTCTTTTTCATTCTTTTTTCCTTGAAACTGTTGTCTTATTTAGGAATAACGTAGATTGTGTCCATTTCAGAAGCTCCTATGTTCTCATATCCATATTGAGCAAGAAACTTATCAATATCTTTATGTCCATGCTCACAAAAAATGACTGGATGATGTTCTTCAAGAACCCTTGTCGCTCCTTTTAAAACCTTATCTTCATATCCTTCAACGTCAATCCAAAGAAAATCCAGATGCCTCAATTGAAACGAATCAAGCGCAAACATAGGAATATCGCTGTATTCTTGATCAACAACTTTGTGCATTCCTGTATTACACATATCAGAACGACGAACTGATACCATTTTATTAACTTCTCCAAGTGCCGCTTGCATTTTGATGATATTATCTTTTTGACAGTTATTAACCAAAGCAAAGTAGTTCCATGGATCAGGCTCAAAAGTGTAAACAACTTTGAATTTATCAGCCAGTAGTCTTGGATACATGCCATGATTACCTCCAGCCTGAACTACGCAATCAAACTTTTTAACATATCTTGCAATTGCGTTTCTATGACTTGTGAGCCAGTTATGTTTTGGACCATCCCAAGCTTGAGTATCAGATATTTGCCAGCACCAGGGTTTGATGCCATCAATTTCTTCTTCTCTTAGGTAGAAAAGAGGTTCATATTCATGCAAAATAAATGGAATCCTTTCAATAAAAAAGCCGCCAATAGAAGGCGGCAAAACAGGAAGCTTCTTCTACTATAACTATTTATTCTTCATTTGAGTCCATCAAACTGCCCTTTATTGAATATTACAAGCTTGGCTATGATACCAAGCTGTGCTGTATAGCTATCCACAGCAAAAATCGCAGCGGTAGCCTCATGAATAAATGCTTCCTTGACGTTATGCTGCCGCAACACCTTTTGCAGGCGTGCGACGATGATCATGATATTCCCTTCTGTTCCGGGAACGTCACAGTTTAGGGGGATATCAAACCGAGGCATGCTTTTTCCTTTCATTCAATATATACTCCAATTGAGTTGCCAATTTAGAAAACGCAATATGACCTCCATCATTTTGTTCCATAATATTTCCAACTTCCATAGTTGATAGACCAGTCATTTTCGCAACCTCAACTAGAGCATCAGCCACAGAATGTATCACATGAGCTTTGTGATCCAAAAACAGCCCAATAGGACAATAAAATGGACCTTCTTCATATCCGAATTCACCACTATTATGGGGACGATTTAGTAGTTTCATGGTCCCGAAACATTGTTTATAATCTCCATTGAGAAGATCAATCCAGGCTTGAAGATTTGTCTCTTGTTCCGGTGTCATTTTTTCCAATTTCCTCATAAAAAAAGGTTGCACAGTCCAAAGGAGAACCATGCAACCTTTCCACCACCGCAGACCAAACGCCCTCAGGAAACTCCTAGCCGCCAACGAGATTGGGAATGAGAATCGTTTCCTCTTTCATCTCATCAAAGTCACTAACAGGCCGACCTGACCCTTTTGGGTTTGGGTCCATTGCCCGATGTGTTTTTTTCCAAAGCACCAAGTCATTGAAAAGTTCCCTGGCTTCCTGCAACTGTTTTGGGTTGTCTAAAGCAAATTGACTGTCCCCAGACCCATCTAGAACTTTCATCACGCGCGCCATATCAGATTTCTCCTAAAAGAAGGTTAGAGAAGATGAGCGGAGAGAGGGAACACCCCGCTCATCTAACGGAGGCTTGTCCTGCTAGGGACGCTAGACATTTACCCTAAGAGCCTAAGGCTGTCAAGACAGTTTGTTCATCTTTTTTTAAAAAATATGCTGGTGTTTCTCCCTGAAAACCACCTGATTTATTGAGATGTTGACATAGTTTGTAAGCCATGTTTTGATTATTATTTTTATAGACACGAATAACTTGATTTGTTTTCTTCTCAACAATGCAGACTTTTCTTTTGCCTATTTTTGTCACTTCATACTTCATTATTTGACATCCTCAAAAATACTTTTATCCATAGTTTCCCAATCCAGTTTTTGTCCAAAAGTAGTGGCATCCATCACGGGTCTTTCATCTATGATATCATCCTGTGCTGATTGTTCCGTGTCATAAAGTCTCATTTTTTTCTTATCAACGCCAACCATAAATTTCCTGAAGTAATTTGGGTCCGAATATCTGTTCTTTAGCTGTTTCACCATGATTTGATTCATTTTTTCCAAGTCTTCGTTCGTGATCAGAGTAAACATCAGATCGGTTGTTTGAGGAAGACCAACGCTATCGGAAGTGTTCTCCATATCAGGATCAGAGTTACGAAACCCTTGTCTATTGATTTGTGTCGCTGTAAAAACTGGAAGATTATATTCAACTGCAATACCCCGTAGTTCTTCCGCAACAGATTTCATATACATGTAAGTGTTGACATTACTCCCATACTTCATTCTTGAAGACGCACAGATGTTTAAGTAGTCCACATAAATGATATCAGGAACAAAGTTCTTTTTGAGCTTCAATTCATCCAGGAGATGCCGGAAGTGATTAGAGCCAGCGCCAGAAGTTGGATACTCCTTGATAATTAGCTTTCCGTCTGTCTTCTGTTTCACTTTCATGATCTTGGCTGTATATTCTTCCTTGGAGAGCTTTTCTAGGTCTTCAATAGGAACATCCAACAAGTTTGCATCAATACGTTCGGCAATCCGTTCTTGAGCCATTTCTAGAGTGATATAAAGAACGTTATGACCAGCTGAAAGATTGGCTGAAGCAAAGTGACAAAGAAACAGCGACTTACCGACCCCTGGAGGAGCCATAACAATAGTAAGAGTTTTTCTTGCAACTCCCCCGCGCGTAACTCTATTGAAAGTGTCTAGATCAAATGGTATCTTGTTTTCAGTTAGATGATACAATTCCCAACGTGAAACATAGTCATCAAAGAAGTCATGACCGATTGCAGGATCGAAGGAAACGGCAAGAGCATCGGCAAAAAGTTTTGTAAGAACACCTTTATCCCCGAGCTTTCCAGCTTTATCATCAAGATAAGTAATTGATTTGCGAATGACATTATAGAGCGCCTTTTCTTTGCAAAATTCTTCCGTTCGCTTTACTAACCAATCAAGTTCAGTTTTCTCAGACACTTCCAGACTGCCAATTGTGGTTTGGCAGTCTGTGAAGTCTTCCTTTGATAAGTTTTCTTGGTTCGCTAGGTCTATATAGCAAATTTCTTTAGATGGTAGTGAATTGTATTTTGTTATAAAGTCCTGAACGATTGTGAATATAAGTTTGTCTGCGTTCTTATGAAAATACTCCGATTTCAAATAGGGGATTACTTTTCTAGCATATTCCTCGTTGTGGAGGAGATGTGAAAGAATCAAATTTTCCAATAATTATCTCTCATGTTCAATCGCTTTATCTAAAGGTTGTGTGCGCCAGTCGGGCCAAGAGCGCAGTTCGTTTTTCTTCTGCTTGGCGACCAACGCAGTGATAATATCGTCTGGAGAGGCACCTTGGCGCCAAGCTCCATCTAGAGCTAGTATAACAATATCCATCCATTCTGACAAGTCATCTGGTTTGGATTCAACCTCAACTAGCTCCTTACGGATGTGATCAACAACTCCTTTAGTCCGATCACCTGGACCAAATGTCTTCTTTGACCAAGCGCACTGCCGTTCTAGATGTTTTCTAAAATCAAAATCAATAACAAATCCAGCCATTATCTCACTTTCTTGATCGCATTGAATATACCTTCATTGCCATTCATCTTGTTTTGATCAACTGGATGATATTGAGTGAGGCGCGCTTGAATTTTTTCATTCTCTTCAGTAAGTCTTCTATTTTCATCAATAAGTACAGCAGCTTTATTTTGTAGATTCTTATGCTCTTGGTCAAGCTTTTGATACTTGGCTAGAGCCTTGATCAATCCTCCAAACATATGGAAAACATATTTATCTGAGGCAACAGATTCAACTGCTTTTGCGAAATCTCCAGTATAATTACCATCAGCAAAAACTGTAGCTACTTTCTCTCCAGTCTTGGGATTGTTGAAATTAATATCATTATTGCACCTGAAGTCGGCAACAAGTGTAATTTCAAATCTATCATCAGTTTGACTAGCTATTTGAACATTCGTTAGTTTTGGCATTGGTTTTGGAGGAGTATTATAAAATTGATTTCCTGCAATCGGTTCGACATATTGATTCTGCAACCATTCAGATGCAGATACTTTCTCCTTTTCGCCATAGTAAGAGATAAATTCATCCTTATTCACGTCATATGATGAGTGTTTCGTCTCAGCCATTATTTTTCCTTTCTAGTGAATATTTGTTTTTAATCCAGGTAGCGAAATCAGTGTGTTCTAGCACTGTGTTCCAAAATTCGTCATTATTTACAATGTCAGCACGTTTATGTTTCTTGCTGGTGCTGTCACCCCTGAGTATCAAAGAGTGACCAGCCTTCTCAACATAACCAGCCTCAATAGCCAAGTCTAGCATACCTGACCACTTTTGTATACCACCATCATGCATAACAGTGATGGGAATGACAGATTTTTCTTTGACGTATCTAGACTTCTCAACGTTGATAATAAAGTGATAACCGATAACGTCTTTCTCTTCCTTCTCTTGACGGCGGCCGAGCATCCAAATGTTATCTGAGCTATAGATTGATCCTGTGCCACCACCAACCACTTGTTTTGAAAACATCTCCAGTGTTTGATAGCTATGATTGACAACAATACAAGGCAAATCTTTCATTGGAAAGTAGGGCTGAACCATTCGGAAAAACGATTTGAGAGCCTTCGCGCGGGCGCCAACATCAGCAACACTTTTGCCAGCAATTGCGTCATCTAGTTCTTTTTTGGAAGCCAGACTACCAACCGAGTCAATAACAACTACAACTTTATCACCACGCTCAATCTTTTCCAATTGTCCGACCGCATCAATTTTCAACTTTTCAACGTTTACAAGAGGTGAATGCACTACTCTATCAGTTGCAATGTCAAACATCTCAAAGTAAGAAGGCGGCGTTCCAAACTCTGAATCATAAAAGAGCATTACACTGTCTGGATGTTTTTTTAGATAAGCAGACGCCAATAGCAAAGCAAACATAGACTTGAAGTGTTTGCTTGGTCCGCAGAGTTGAGTGATTCCAGGCATCAAACCGCCTGTGATACTACCCGCGAGTGCAACATTGACCATGGGATAATCGGTTTGCACCATATCCCGTTCTTCATAAAACTTACTTTCGCCTAATATTGCAGTCTCTTCAATCGTTGAGTTTTGTAATAGTTTTTCTCTGAGCTTCATATTCCTCGTTTCTTCTCTCTTTCTTTCTTATCATTTTTTCTTTATGTTTTTTGTATTGATTTATTTTCTTTTCAGTTACTTTTCTGTTCCATGTCATTTTCTTTAACTTCCATTATTCCATCATCATTCATTGTCCATTTAAATTTAGGAAATGCTTCATTGCATTGATCTACAAGTTCACTAACACATACTGAACAACCACCATCTGCACAAGCAATAATGGACCCAACTATTTTTGCTTCTTCAAGTGTCATTTATTCATTATCCATGTTCTAACTTTATCTGCTTCGGCAACACTTTCAAAAATTATATCCCAGGTGTTACCATATCCTGGACCAACAGTTATCATATAATGAATATTGTAAATATGACAATATTCTCTGATACTATCCATCAAATAAAAGCTATTTACTGACACTATTGTTTGGAGCTTTTCCACTGGCAATTTCCTTTTTAGCGTCTGACATACAACGATAAATATTCGCGCAACGACTACGACCAGAAGGATGAGAGGATGTTTCAGGACCAGCAAAAGACAGGCAAATTGCTTCTATGTCTGTTTCCTTGAGCCAACCATTCCTCACACCATGCTTAGCCGCATAACAATCAGCTGCATGTTCACTTGAACCTACGAAGCCATGACCACATTCATGAAAGAAAACAAACTTCCGAACGATTGGTTTTTCACGCTTCAAAACATAAGGGTCTAGAACAACAGCACCAGGGACATAAGCACCCGGAGAGTTGTTTGGAAGCCTGCGATAAATGATATTATGTTGTGGGCACTTAGCAACAAAATCACCAAACTTGTGTGTATCCGCAGCATCAACCGGACGAA